CTTAAAAATTTTGCAGATCAAGTTCATCTACAAATTCAAGAACTCATTGAAACCCGTCCTCCAATTTCAACTGCGGTTGTTCCTGCCAGTTGCACCCTGCATTGGTTCGCACATTACTTGTATGGCGATATGACGCGAGCAAATGAAATCCTACATTTAAACCCGTCATTGCAAAATCCAGCGCTTTTGCGCTCTGGCATGGAGTTAATTGTCTATGCAAGATAATTTGATTAAAGACAATAAAGGAACAGCCATTCGCATCATTGTTGGTGGTTATGAAATTGCAGATTGGGATGAAGCCTCTTTTGATAGTGCAATTGATATTCCTGCCGATGCTTTTAGCGTAACTCTATTTGACCCTGTTTATGACCATTTGCCTTCAACTGTAGCCGCTGGAAAACCATTCCAAGCCTATTACGGCAAAGAACTAATCATGACGGGTGTAGTCGATCGTATTGCTGAAGCCATTGGCCGCAAAGGCCGTGGATTGCAGATTTCAGGACGTGATCTGGTTGGACAGTTGATCGATTGTTCAGTCCCTGTTTTTAGCGGTCGACAAGTCACACTTGAGGTTTTGCTGAATAAATATGTGAAGTCTGGAGATTTGGGGCGTTTATTTAAAAATATTGAATTGCAAAACAATGCTTGGCTTAAAAACAACATCTCAGTTGAACCAGGCGAATCTTTGTGGGACTCAATTATCAAAGCGGCTCAGGTCACAGGACAGCACGTGTGGCTAAAAGCAGATGGTACGTTAGTTGTTGGTGATCCTTTTAAATCTGCAAAACAATTGCAAACAGCGTTAAGCCTAATGTTTGATGGTGATGATAACAACATGCTCGATGCACAATACGTCGAAGATGTCTCAGGTGTATTTAGTCAAATCAAAATTTTAAGCCAGGGTTCAGATGCTCAAAGCATTCTATCTGAAAGTAAAAGTACAACGACTTATGACTATAACCGTTTAAAAATCGTATCTCTCGGTGATATTGAAACAAAATCTGAAGCTGATACAGCAATCAAAAAAATTAAAGCCGACAATGATTTAGAAGCCTATTCACTGACCACAAATGTGGTGGGCTGGTTGGTTGACGGTAAAGTTTGGCAAACGGGCTGTTATATCAATCTACAGAGCGACGTTCTTTCTCGGGCAACAGCAAAATGGGCAATCATGGGTCGAACCCTTGAATTATCTCGCGATGCAGGTCAAACCACCAAACTAAAATTAAAACGCCAGGGCGATTGGGCGCAGCCGTTGATTAATAAAGAAAAGCAATCTAAAGCATCCATGAAAAAGAAGAAAAAAGATAAAGCCGCTAAAAATGTAGAAAAAAATCAAACCGCTGGAGCGAAGAAATGATTAGCACCATTCAAAAGAAAGTTGCGCAAGCTGGTGGCCAAGTGAGAAGCGCATTTTTAGGTATTGTTGCACGTGGCAGTGCTAAAGCTTTGCAGCTCAAAGGTTTTGCAGATGAGGTTTTGCAAGAAACTGAACTCTTTCAGCATGTTGGTTTTTCATCACATGTCCCGACCACCGCTAGGGCCGTCATTATTCCTCTTCAGGGAAAAACATCAAAGTCTATTGTGGTTGCGACTTCAGGTGGCGCAATTCAGATCGATGTATCGGATGGTGAAACCTGCATCTACAACCAATTTGGGCATTCAGTTTGGCTTAAAGAAGACGGTACGCATATCAAGGGGGATCTATTTATTGAGGATGGCAGTCTGCATGTAGTGGGTGGAGATGTTCTTGATAAAACAGGCTCAATGCAGGAAATGAGAGACAAATATAACGCGCATAAACACGGTAGTTCTCCAACACCAGACCAACCAATGTGAGTATGAAAAATGGCAGCAATAAATTTAGAAACCAAAGATTATGTACTGACAAGTCTGGATGAGGCATTTAATGATGATGTGGTTCAGGCTGTTTGTATGCGCCTCAATATTCATCGTGGAAAATACTGGGGTAACCCTAATTTAGGAAGCCGTTTCCATACTTTCCGCAGATCCAAAGATGTGCCACGTATGCTGTTACTTGCAAAACAATATGCTGAAGAGGCTTTATCTGACTTAATTCCATCCAAGCTGGATTCATTTTCCGTATCCGTCAAACAAAATGCGGTGAGTCGAATTGATTTGGATATTGAAATTACACGTCTAACAGGCCAGACGCAGAAGATTTCTTATTTTGTTCCAGTGGGTGGTTGAGATGGCGTATTCAATAAAAACTTTTACACAAATTAAGAATCTAATCACTCAAGAGATTCGCAATTCAACTGGATTGACAGTCACTGATGGATCAGATGCTGCCATTCGTGCTGAAGGTACGGCTGCTGTAGTTGAAGGTTTATATCAACACCAAACTTATATTCAGAAGCAGTTGTTTATCGCGACTGCGGATGAGCCGTTTCTCTATATACATGCCAATGAAATGGGTTTACCACGTCTTGGAGGCACTAAAGCTGCTGGTTCTGTTAAAGCAATTTCTAATATTGATTTAACACTAGCAGCGGGTACACAACTCACCAATGGCCAGGGATATTATTGGCAGGTTACTGTCGATGCAGAGTTAAAAGCCAATACTCAGACTACGATTACTGTTGCCGCTGAGCAGGTTGGTGCATCGTGGAATGTAGATTCTGGAAAATTGCTATTTGTAAGCCCTCCAGCTGGTCTTTCTTCAGATGCAACTGTCATTAGCATTGGTGGTGGTACAGATGAAGAGAGCCTTGAGGATTGGCGTGCACGTTTAGCTGAACGTCAGAAATTGGGTGAATTTAAAGATCGTCGTAATGACATCAAATTCATGCTGAAATCAGTCGGTGGAATTGAACATATTTATTTTTATCCAAAGCGTCGTGGCCTTGGTTCCCTTGATATTGCAATCACGGCAAAAGGAACTCCACCGACATTGCCCTCTGAAGAATTGATGAGTGCAGCACAAGCGGTAATGGATGACTATTTTGGAGTTTTAGTAGATTGCAGAATTTATTCACCAACAGAGCAGCTTGTTGATGTTACTGCTATTTTGACGGGAACGGATATCAATCTAATTGACGCTGAATCAGTAGTTAGGGGGTATTTCTCTGAATTAGCACCAGCTGATACGTATCAAGCTGCTGTGCTTTCAGCTCGTTTGTTGAGTGTTTCGAATGTACTAGATGTCTCATTAATACCGAATCAAAACATTACCCCCACAGTAGACTGGATGCACCTACATTGGTTACGTGTTGGAAATATCTCGCTGAGTACTGTGCCATGAGTTTAATTGAGGCCACTGAGCTGTATGCAGCCGTACTTCGACAGCTTTTGCCAGTTGGTGGTTATGACACGGCTCCTTCTACAAATATTGCTAAAGACATATATGCGCATGCCAAGGCGCTCGCTTCAGTCGACTTGGATGCAAAGCGCTTATTTAATGTCATTGATGATATTCCTGCTGATCTTGTAGAGGAATTTGAGATTGAATACGGTTTGCCCCTTGCGTGTTCTGTCAATAGTACACGCAGTATTGCAGAACGAATTTCAATTATTAAATGGGTAAAAAGCTCAAAATATGGATTGACGTACTACCGTGAACTTTTTGAGTTTTTTGGTATTGAGCTGGTTGAACTAAACAAACCCAAACCTTTGCAATGTACCGCTCCATGCACATTTCCAGTCAATACAGAGCAACTACGCTATAAGGTCAGACTTATATTAAGAAATAGTCATGCTGCGGACGTGAATTGCATCATCGATGCGTATTTTCCTGCGTTTTTAGAAATTAATATTCACGAGGTATAAATGAAACGAATTGATAGTGTGAATGCTAGACCTGATGAAAATGGATTAGGTAAAGCTGGGTTTAATGATAATGCTGATTTACCCGGACAAGATGCAACATACGTGACACCTGGTTGGTTTAATACTGTTCAAGAAGAGCTATGTAACTTGCTTGAATTACGAGGCATTACGCTTGATCCTGCATCAAAACGTCAGTTATATGATCTTTTAACAACACAGGTTGATCTAGAAGCTTTAGCAGATGAAATCGAAACTAATTT